GAGATTCCTCTACGTCTCGTGGGCTCGGAGATGTGTATAAGAGACAGTGTATAAACAGTGTAATCAGTATTGGCTAATGTAATATTAATATGTACATCTTCAGCTCTTTGAATATATTGTCTTTGTGAGGAAAAGTCCATTATCTTTTACCTCTAGCCTTGGTATCTATTCTGATATTACCAACTTGAAAGTCTTGGGTGGTTGAACCTGTTACTTTCATTTGTATTTGTCTGGCTGTAAACCTTGCATCGGTATAGCCATCACTTTCAAAAGTAAAGTCGCCAAAATCGGTTTCTGCACCTAGTGGTGTGAATTTACCTTTGAAACTAATGGTTACTCCTGGCAGAGTATTTGCTTCTTCGTCTGGAATGATTTGATTAACTTGTACCAATCTATCGCCACTACCTATTTCTATTGGCCCTGACTGACAGAATGGTACAGAGCCATTGATGTTAGGTGATGCTGAGAGTGTGCCTGATTCGTGTTGATAAACAAAACCACTAGAATCACCAGCGATAGGATAATTGAATGTGCCTTGGTCAATCCAGCATCCTCTATCTAATGAGCCTATAGACCAAACATTTTGCAAATAATTCCAAATCACATATTTATTCGGTGTGTATTGAGATGTGCCTGATGGGAAGCCCCACCATATCTCGTTAAAGTTAGAGTTATGCCCACCCCAACAAGTTTTCTTACCTGGTATGTTTAGATTATCAAATACAAAATCGTGTACTTCGCATGGTATTTCTCTTACAGCACCATCAAATACATAAAAAGCGTTTTCACCCATCCATGCTAAGAAGTTACCAGTAGATACTACAGATCTTCTACTTACGGATTTACAGTTTTGTCCAGCTTGTTCAATACCATATACAAATGGTGAGCCAGCGTAATACATTCTGTTGATTCCGTTTTCCGTAAAAATCATCACATCAGATTGATATTTAATAGCATATAAAGCTCTACCGCCTACAGGTACTTGTAAATCACCAGCAGTATTGTTAGCTTTAGATGTCCAGTTTTCTCTATCTTCTCGGTTTGACCAAGCTACTAATCTTGGATCTCCGCCTGATCCTATAGCAACCAAATGTCTTTCGTTGGTTACTAAAACTGCTTGGTTTCCTGTAGGTGCATTGGTTACTGCGGTTGCAATGGTGTCTGGTGTGCCACCTGCGGTATCTGGCGACCACTTATAGATCTTACCATCGCCTGAAAAACAAAAGATTAAATCCTCGCCCCAGTTGTCAAAGGAGAAATGACCTGAGTCGAAGGGTAATCCAGATTGGCTTCTAGCATCTCCGTAATCTTCTGATCCGTAAGTATATGCACCAAATCCTAATGGATCGTTGTCTGCATCACTAATAAAACCAGTGGGAGTAATATCTGTCCAAGCATCATCATAAAGCACATAGACTTTTTCTCTAGTTCCAACTGCTAATACTTGACCGCCATTATTATCGTTATAGGCGTACATCCCAATGGGTGCGCCATCTAATGCGGTTGCTTTTAATCTCTCCCAGCCACCTATAGGTTTTAGGTAGCCATTTTCAAAACGAACTAAATCCCCGTCAACCCAACGGCCTTTATTAGCATAATCAGTTCCGTTCTTGACTATGCCTGCGGGTGGGGTGATTGGGAATAATGCCATACATTTACTTTTTAATGTTGAAGTTTAACGCTAGTATCTGAATAAGATTTCCAAGTTTAGAAATAAACTTATCGTCTTTATCAGATGGGGTAAAGTTAGCAACAATACTAGCAATACAAACAATCAAAGTTGCAGTATTAATAATATCTACTAAATACCCCATTAAGCTACTAACTGCTTAGTTACTGAAGTTGGATTCTTTTGGTCTGCGATATTAGCATCCAATCCATCTTTCAGATTTTGTACTTCTTCAGCACCCATAGCAGCTTCAACCCAACCAGTAGCTATTGTATTAGTTACTTGGTCAAAGGGTACAAAGTTGCTGAGATCAGAGGTATCAACTGTTTGAGTTGAGTAAACAGTAGCAACATAAGGATTACCTTCTGCATCCACCTCAGAATCAGTACCTGTTAAGATCCAATGAATGTTGTAAATAACATTCTGTTCGCCACCCTCAGATGGGTAAACATCTACAGTATGACAGTTCCATGTATAAGTTATTGCCATTTTTATTCTCCTTTAAGTAGTGCTACTTCGGCTTGTAGCTGTTCGATTAAGACTTGTTGTTCTTTCATACCTGCAACCAAGTGGGTTACAAGTTTGCTGTAGTCCATTTGATAATATTCTTCTTCAGAGCCACTAACTGCATTAGGCACAATCTCTTGTACTTCTTGAGCTAATAAGCCTTCGTCAGATTTACCATCGGTTGTCCAGTTAAATGCTACTGGATTAAGAGCATTAATTACCTCTAATCCTCTTGCAGAGCCTGTTACTTCTTTTAATCTTGCATCAGATGATGTGTTAAATTGTGTAGAAGTACCTGTTGTTTTAATACTACCAACTTCTCCATTTGGGTTTTCAAATCTTGCACAATGCTGTATAGCTGTTGTTGATTTGCCAATATAAAGACCATCTTTTTGTAATTTAAGACCTTCTGAGCTTCCTGAATAAGAGGTAATTCCAACAAGAAAATGACCAGAACTATTTATCCTTATGCGTTCTGAGCCAGCAGTTGATAAAGCAGTATATGTACCTGCTACACCATTGAAACACTGAATTACATTTTGTGGTGTTCCTGAAGAATTTGTAAGTTGAACTAAGAAATCTCCTGAACCATCAGCTCCTTGTCTGCCACCATAAATTCTTGTAACAGGATTAGTTAAGCCTGGATTTTTAAAACCTATATAATTATAGTATCCAGTAGCATTATCGTTTTCTAAACGGATTGTTTCTGTATTAGCTGCTGCTGAAGTTTTGATATGGGTTAATGCAGAAGGACTAGTCGTACCAATACCAACATTGCCACCGCTAGTAATTTTCATCAATGCACTATATGAACCACCAGGCTCTGTTCCAAAAACAAATCCTGAACCACTACCGCCTCTGCGTGAAGTAAAACTTATATCGTTGGTATTCTTAGAGCCATAATTGACATCAAGATAATTATTAACACCGCCAGTATTATTTATTCTAAAAGTTGGCGTAGTTCCTGAAATTTCTAATAAATGAGAAGGACTACTCGTACCTATACCTAATTGACCTGAACCATCAAACCTAGCGATTTCACTACCGCCTTGATTAAATATTATTGAAGAACCTTCGTCATTATCAATTTGCAATGCAGTAGAACCAAATTTTCTACCAAATCCCCATACTTTAGTACTAGCTGAATCATAGCCTTGAATAGAAGATACAAGACCTGTTTGGCTTGTTGTGTTGTTGGAATCTTGAACATAAATTGTCGCACTCCCACCAGACACATGTAAATTAGCAGATGGAGAATCTGTACCTATACCAACATTACCATTATGTTCTATCCGAACAACCTCTGCTAAAACATTTGATGATGTTCCGCTTGTATGAGTATAAAATCCTAAACCACCTTGGTCAGCATCTGAACCTGTTTGAATCCCTGCAATAGAAGCATATGGTCTACCTGCATTTATTTTTGTAAAGGTAAGACCTGAGGAATTATTATCTTCTCCTTCTGTTCCACCTGAATTTTGTATAACTATAGCAGCAGAAGCGGTAGCATCTGTTTCGTCAAAAGTCCCGCCAAAAACATGTAAAGGAGTAGAAGGACTAGTCGTACCTACACCAACTCTATTATTCGTAGAATCCACATACAGCGTATCAGTATCAACGGTTAGATCACCTGATACAGTTAAACTTGATAGCGTACCAACACTTGTAATATTGGTTTGAGCAGCAGTGGCCAATGTACCTGTAATAGAGGTATTAGCAGTTAAAGTTGTAAATGTACCTGCTGCTGGAGTAGTGCCACCAATGACAGAGCTGTCTATTACAGCTCCGTCTAGGTTCATCGCTACGGATGTACCAGTGGAGCTAAACAGCGCATCAAGATCGTCTAAATCATCGTTTAGTTTAGTACCCCAGGTATCAGTGGATGCACCGACCTCTGGTTTGGTTAGGTTTAGGTTAGTGGTAAATGTATCTGCCATAAATCTTTATCCTTTAAGCTGCATCTTGTTCATCTAGTTCTGTCCATGGAGTGCTTGGATTGCTTAATGTTGTCCAAGTTGTACTTGTGGTTTGATCTGTCCATGTATCAGATGGAACAATTATATCATTCCATTTTAAACCACC